AGAAAACATAGAACGCGGGGGCTTGGGCTATTTGGATGCTGGTTTACAAGGACTTGGAGCCCTTGCCGATGTAGCTATGGCAGCACCTGTCTTTGCTCTCCCATTAAAAGCTATATCTACAGGAGGTAAGATGCTCCGTGCTGGAGCAATTGCCGCAGAAGCAGCAACAAACAAAGCATTAAAGGGCGGTCTAGGATCTTTAGAGATAACCCCAACAAAATCTAACGTACAGTTTACTAAAGAAAGAGCAGGAGAAAATCCACCTGTTCCAGCAAGTAGTAGTGAAACATATAGGTCTCTTGAGTCTAAACCTAGATCAAGAACCATAGAAACTGTTTCAGAAAGAGCAGCAGCAACTAATCAAAATTATGGAAGTTTGACAAGAAAATACCCCGTAACCGATTTTATAAACGACACAGTAAGACAAGCTCCTAAAGCAGCACGCGGAAACTTAGAAAGACAGTTCAATGAATGGCTACCTGCTTCATTTCGTGCAGGAAAAGCGACACGACAAGAAATACTCGACGAGTTGGGAAAAAACAAACCGACTATAAACGAACACATAGAAATAGACACCCCACCTTTACGAAGGGGGGAGCCTGAAATGTCTATCCAACGATACTCAGAGCACATGCCATATATCCCAGACGATACTGTAGAGATGTATTCTCAAAAAATATTTAACAAAGACGGCACACAAACCACCGTCCAAATACCGACGAACGGTATAGACGCACTACAAACAATTCATCCTACGAGGTACGGTACGAATACTTTTGCGATATCAGGCGGTAAGTATGGAGACAAGACTCTGTTTAAGGCGAGCGATTTTCAACCTCCAGGAGCAGGCTCGCACGAAAGACTTGGTGGCGAGTACGCGGAAAACACTAGAGAGCTCTTCAGCACATCTGGAAATTTTAACGATAAAAATAGAATATTTCACCAACGTTGGGGGATATACGACATAGGTGAAGAAAGAATATATATCCCCGCTGAAACTCAGTCAGACGCGTACCTGCTTGGTGGATCCCTGTCCGCGGGAAAAAATATAATTAAAAACAGCGGAGGAGCCAAATGGACAGAAAAGAAACTCAATGAATTGGTTTCGCAGCGCATCTGGAGTGGTGATGACACCGTCTCGGACACCCCTAGTTTAGTAAACTGGGTCCAAGA